GTACCGGACGTCTACGAAGCCGTCCTAAACGCCACGGGCACACCGTTTCAAGTGTCGATAGACTTTTCCACACTTTCCAGTACCTTCGGACCTACGGCAACGACCGGATCCGTCGTCGTTTTCAATTCCTGCGCCGTGAACAATGCATTCGGCGAGTTCGGTGGAAACGCGTATCTCAACTATATACTTCCTCTACTCGTCGCCTCGATGTGGCTCGGACTCGGCTTCCTCGTTTACACCACAGCGCACAAATATTTCTAGTATGACCTCTTACCTCGTCCACCTCCTCGCCTCACTCCTCGCATGGCTCGTCGGTCTCCTGCCTTCATATTCGGGTCTCCCTGCTCAGGTTACCGCCTCCGTCGGCACTCTGAGCGCGAATATGAAGGGACTCGACTGCATTATTCCCGTCGCAACATATAAGGCGCAATTCGCGATTGTCGCCGCAATCGCTTTTGCACTCCTCATGTTCCGCTTCTTTGCTTGGGCTTTCCGATGGAAAGTCACCAAAGAATCGGCATGATTTCCGCCCTAGTTGGGCTCCCCGGCGAGGGAAAGACACTCACAGCCTCAAAACGCATTCGTGAAGATTTAGATCGCGGCCGGGTCATCTTCACGAATATCCACTTGAACGAAAAGCGTCCGAACTATCACTATTTTCCGACACGCGACTGGCGGGTCATTCTGAAATTACAGGACGGGATTATATACATGGACGAGGGACAGTTCGTACTTGACGCGCGTCAATGGCAGGACTTGCCGGTAGAGTTTCGCCAACTATTGCAAAAAGGGCGTCATGAAGGGCTCGACTTTATCGTTCTTACACAGCACATCATGCAAATCGACGTGGCATATCGTCGGCTCATATACGACGCCCGGCAAGTGACGCGCGTATTTTCGTTCAAACGGTGGGCTGTGGGTCTTTTCCTCGTCTGGGAGGCGGACCTCATGGGCGAAAACAAAATCGAAACCAAGGGATTTCCGGACCTCGTTTGGGCTACCCGGAAGGACTGGGAGTACTACAATTCATACTCGCTCCGAAGCAAATACGATCCAGAAACCGACGTTTCGTGCGAGGAATGTGGCGTTATCCACAGAGTATCCCCAACTTTGCTCGACTGACGCTTGACTCGGTATGCTATACTCGGCGAGCAACGGGAGCTTGCACCAAGCGAGCGACCGCAGCGAGCCGATAGGCCTTGGGCAGGTCCTATTTTTTTTTTTGCGTTATCCACAGTTTATGCACAGAAACTGTGCAAAACTGTGGGGGGAAGGGTATCGGAATACCCTCCCCCCCGACCCCTCACCCAATGAAAGGAGCGCCGTGGCGTGAAGACACGCCGGCGCAAAACGGACTTTCCCCCTCAGCACTTCGTGCTGTTCCCCCTAAGTGCGCTCCGCGCACCAAGGGGGATTTTCCGGGTAAGGAAAAAAGAGTAGACTGGACACATTACTCATTGCACACATCTATGCACCTCGAAGCACTCTTTCTCGCCGCAGAAAAGAAATCGTTCGTAGCAAAAGACGACGGGCGCACGATCGAATACCTCCGCGTTCATGCGTGGATCCCGGAGACCCACTCGTACAAGGAACTCCGCGTGATCATGGGCTTGAACGACGAGATCGAGAAAGCTCATCTCGAATTCGGCGACAAATTCACATGCACGGTCACGGAGGGAGTCGATCCCAAAGGCACCGCGTTTCTGAAGGTCATCGAGTGGTAAAGACATGACGAACGAGCACGAAAACAAAATAGCGCGGGTCATGATCGCCGGAGCGGTCATGCTCGCGCTATTTGTGCTCGGTTTCGCCATGTCTTTACGCGCGGAGGCCGCTGTTCTGTTCACAGAGACAAATACAAATGCAAGTACCGTCACGATCAACAATGCCTCGTCGTACAGCATCGCTCAAGTCATTGACTGCGCGCTCGTCGACGGAGACATTTCGAGCGTGACACTTTTCAACCTCTCCGGTGGAGGAACTTCTACCTCAACTAGCGAATTTCGATACTTCGTCGACGGCGCCGCAGCATATTCTACGAGTTCACGAAACAGCATTCGCTCCGCGGATGGTTTCGTGAACAAAACATACACCTTCTCGCCCACGATCCCGTGCCCGTCCGGACGCTTCCGCACGCTTTGGTTCGCCCTCTCGACGCAGGGCTCCGGGACGATAGTGCAAATGCGAGGATTCACAAAGCTCATCGCCCAACGATACGACGGGACAGGAAATACAAATCTCGCAAATGCCTCGATGTATTTGCAACTGGACGGGACCGCCTACGTCGCCGCGCCGGACGAGCCGACAGCGGCGACCTCTACCGATCCGGCGGCCACCGTCCAGTTCGCATTCCTGTCCCTATGGACGGTCATAGGGATCGGGTTCGTTACTTTCGTCATCGTCAACCACAAATAAAATGCTCGTATCAAGTCTTTTTTTCCTGCTACTTCTTCCGCTCCTCATGTGGGCATTCTTCTGGCGCTTCGTCATCGGCGCATTCCTTTCGTATATGGATCGCTTACGAGGTGGACCCGATCGCCTATGACCGGGGAGGACCTATGGTATCAGCTCGCCGGGCTCGTCGGATACGGTTTCATGCTCGGACTCATCGTGGCCTTTTGGATCGCTTTTTTCCGCAAGAAATGAGCACCATGAGGTATTTACAAGCTAGCTGGAAACGATATGCGTTACGGTGCCACTTTGGCCCTCGCAGCAGGATTCCTTCCCTATCTCGCCGCAGCGCAGACGCTCGACGAGTTCAACACTGCGCTCACATCGGCCGTCGGCACCTCGACGTCCATGATCGCGAGTGTTGGCGGGAAGGGAGTCGTGCTGCTTCTCGCGACCTTGGCGGTCGCTATCGTGGTCTATTTCATCCGGGTCGGTTTCAAGGCCGGGCTGAAAGCCATGAGAGGGAAGGGGTAGCCACCCACCATGCCTTGCGGGCATGGTTCCGTGATCGTCTGGCCGATCATGGAACCATGAACGGAAACGCAAAAACACTCATCCTAGGAAGTCTGGCGCTTTTGGCGTTTCCGTTCGCGGCGTTCGCCGCGGATCCGCAAATTTACACCACTGGCTTCTCCAGTGGCTGCACTGGCTCGTACTGCGTTATCCTCGATGACCGCTACGGAGGCGGTCATGGAACGCCTTTCATCCCGCTGAGGGATTACGAGGCGTCCTCGATCGCCGTCGACGTAGAATCTCATCTCGGTGTCGGCGAGTACGCGACCAAAATGCATGTCTACATCGACGACTATCACGAGGACAACGCAGCGACGAGCAAAGTGTGTGAAACCGAAACGCTCTCCGCAGACGGAAACGGCCTCATGACGCTTGAATTTCTAGACACTTGCCATTTCTCGACTGGCATGACGTACTATTTGCAGCTGATCACGATCGACACCAACGGATCACAGCTGAAATTCAAGCATTATGCGGCCTCAGACGGACAGCGATACTGTCCGGGTACCTGCGGCGTACTCTCGTACACCACAGGGTACAATCGTTTCGGTTTCACACTCTATGGCAGCGCCCGCAGCGGACGCGCCATAGCGATCACTGCACCCTCAGACGGGTACAGCACAACCGGGACGACCACTTTTAACCTAGACCTCAATAGCCTTGTAGAAGAGGCTTTTGAGCGTTGTGGCACTGAGTTACGCTCGGGCTACGATATGCGTACAGCCCGTCGTTCCTTAAACCTTTTGACGATTGAGTGGGCTAACCGGGGTATTAACCTATGGACTATTGAGCAGGGGTCTATCCCTATCAATCAAGCCCAGATTTGCTATGCCCTACCCAGCGACACAATTGATTTGATGGATATGGTGATTCGTACCCAGACCGGTATTAACCAGTCGGACATCAATATCAACCGGATTTCTAGCAGCACCTACTCTACGATCCCTAATAAGAACGCCCAAGGTAGGCCGATTCAGGTCTGGATTGACCGCCAGAGCGGCTATGAGAACGTCACAACTAAGACCCTAGCCACCACGATTACGTCGTCTTCTAACACGGTTACGTTGAGTTCTGTGGCTGGTTTGAACTATGTTGGGTTTATAAAACTGGGTAACGAGACCATCGGGTACAACGAAATATCAGGGAATACCCTACAAAATTGCGTTCGGGGGGTAGATAACAGCACTCCAGCGGGGCATACCGCAGGGGCTATTGTGACGGTGCGAAACCTGCCAAATATCTGTGTGTGGCCTGCCCCAGATCAGTCTAACTTCTATTCCTTTGTTTACTGGCGTTTGCGCCGTATCCAAGACGCTGGCAACGGTATCAATACCGAGGATGTACCTTTCCGTATGATCCCTTGTATGGCGGCTGGATTGGCTTATTACCTGTCTTTGAAGATACCCGATGCCATGAATAGGATCGAAATGCTAAAGGCTTCCTATGAGGAGCAGTGGGCGTTAGGGTCAAGTGAGGATCGAGAAAAAGCGTCTTTGAGACTGGCTCCACGGCAGTATTTCTACTAAGGTAAGCCATGTCCGGCCCAAAGTTTGCTTCTGGCAAAAAAGCGATAGCGGAGTGCGATAGATGCGGATTTCGTTACAAACTGAAGGAATTGAAGAAATTGGTCATCAAGACCAAGAACATCAATTTGCTAGTTTGCCCTACTTGTTGGGAGCCAGATCAGCCACAGTTGCAGTTAGGGATGTACCCGGTTTATGACCCACAGGCTTTACAGAACCCAAGAAACGATAAAAGTTACATACAGGCCGGTCTTACAGGATTACAGGTAGAACCACTAAACCTACCAAATGAGGATGTAGATGCTTTTGGGACGCCGTCTGGCGGTAGTAGACAGATTCAATGGGGGTGGAACCCTGTTGGCTTGAACGACCCCTTGCAGTTATCTGGGTTACTGAATAACCTAGTGGCTAACGGGGAAACAGGAACCGTAACAGTAACAATTACTTAGGAGCAAAAACATGGATCTTAAAGCAGCATTGAAGGCACATATGGCTAAAAAGGGCGCCAAGGCTCACCCGGACGCTAATGTGAAGAAGTTGGCTAGGGGTGGTAAAACCAACCTTCAGATGAAACAGTTAGGCCGGAATCTGGCAAAAGTTGCCAACCAGAAGAAACCTATGTCAATGGTTAGAAAAACGGGGATCTAATATGAGCCAAGCCAACGATAAATTTCATTACTTCCCTGCTGAAACTGCCGACCCAGTTGGTAAGTACACGCAGCCGAAGCCCTATATCGACACAATGGGTGAGAACGGATATCCAAATGCGATCCCTAACACCCAGACCATGCGGACTCGTGGCACCAAGAACACGACCCGTGGTAATAGCAACAGCACAAAAATGGGGTAAGTTGTGAACTACTCGACGCTGTTTCAGACCATACAAGCCTACGCTGAGAATAATTTCCCAGATACGGTGGTCGCAACTACCACTGCTACGACGACATCTTTTCTTACAAAAGATCAGGTGGACACGTTTATTCGTCAGGCCGAGCAGAGGATTTATAACAGCGTCAACCTCCCAGTAATGCGGGAGAACGTAACGGGTACTTGTACAACGGGTAATAGGTTTTTAGCAACGCCTACAGATTGGCTTTCTACGTTTTCATTGGCCCGAATTAACGCTGATGGAAGTTACGATTACCTGCTAAATAAAGACGTTGAGTTCATTCGGGAGTCTTTCCCTATCCCTGCTACTACAGGTGCTCCTACTCATTACGCTATTTTTGATGAGAATACGTTCATTTTAGGGCCGACTCCAGACGCAGACTACACTATGGAGTTGCTCTACTACGCTTATCCGGCCTCTATTGTTACGTCGGGTACAACTTGGCTTGGTACTAACTTTGATTCTGTTCTTCTTTATGGGTCATTGTTAGAGGCATATGCCTTTATGAAGGGTGAAAAAGATGTCAATGACAACTACGTAGCCCGGTATAATGAAGCGCTTGCCATGTTGAAACAACTTGGCGAAGGCAAAGACCGTCAAGATACATACCGTACAACTCAAGCAAGGGTTCAAGTCCGATGAGCACAATGAGCGAAGTAGCCTTCCTTTTAGGGGGCAGTCAAGTCAAAGTATTAACAACTTC